TATTTAACCAAGTAAAAGAAATGATCGAAAAGAAAGATTTCGAAGCTGCTAAAAAGTTTGTCGATGAAAACAAAGATGATTTGGGCGAGTACTTCGACCAAGCTAAATCTCTTGTGTCAGGCAACGAAATGGTCAGTGGCGCTTTAGACAAGATTAAAGGTCTATTCTAAGACGAAATCCCCGCAGTCAATAGGATTGCGGGGGCTTTTTATGTCTAGAAGTCCTATTTAGAGACGGTGCCTAGCTTAGTCAAAAGTTCTTTAGAACAAGCAAAAAAAGAGATTCCCTAAGGAACCTCTTTTCATTCTATATGACTATAGAATTATTTTTTCAAGTTGTAGAATGATTTCAAACCACGGTATTCTGTTAGTGCCATTTTAAATGCGTATATAATAGGAAGAAAACCTATTAAATAAGGATATATGCGTGCAAGATATAGACGTTGAAATTCACATAAAGTTACTAAAGTTTACACTTATTGCCCCTTATTTGCCCCCCTTTTTTAAATATAAAAAAAACCGACTAAAAAGCCGGGGGACAGTTCGAGAATATTCATCGAAACGACGCCAAAATATTCCGAAATCTATGTTATCACTTATCGTAGAGATTAGCAAATATAAAAAAGAGCTATGAGATAACCTCGTAGCTCTTTGCCTATGATGGATATTCATTATAGCACAAAAAATAAAAAAACGCACCAGACCCCGTAGAGTTACTGGCACTTTCCTAGATATATTATACCAAATAAAAAAAAGCCCCAGCAAAATGCTGAGGCTTCGACCACTACCACCATGATGTCCCTATTGTGGTGTGAGGGGAGGTGATATACTCCTTTTTTATTTTATAGTTTTCGTGGTCTGGTTTAATTATTCGTAGTAGTTAACGAGGTCATCTTTATCCCAGCATGAGAGCCAAACCGTACCAAATTGGCCAAACTCGAAGTGTCGGTAATAGTAACCGCCGTAATAACCACCGTCAGTCATGTCAGTGATGTTAGTTTCATCACCAGCGAAAGAGAAGAACATTCCGGCCTTGAAGTCTTGGTCAGCACCGTCTGGCAAGTCGTTTCCGTCAGCATCTACCCAGTTAACCATTGAAACCGGGATACCGTTTTCTGTCCAGTCAAAACCGACTGGCGCTAGATAGTCACACTTAATTTGCCAAATTCCGTTGACATATTTGACCTCATTGGCTTCATAGTAAGCCTTGGATTGTGGGACTACTGTCGTATTAGCTTGGTTGTTGGTTTGAGGTGCAGTGTCAGCATAGCGCCAAACTTCGATGTAAGCTGGCTGATTCCATCCATAGTAGTCATTCCAAGGATAAGTATTAATAGCTTGTCCTGGCGCTCCTTGTGTTGAGTAGTCACAACTGATGAAATAGGTATCATCAATCATGACACCGACATGTCCACCAGCTCCACCAGAGCTTGACATGTCAGCACCCCAAGACATTAAAACAATATCGCCTGGCAGTGCATCCCATGATTCGTTACGGCATACACGATAGAAACCGTTGTTTGAGAGTTGTTGACCAAGAGTTACTGTTGATGGTAGCCCTTGAATGCCAATACCTGCTTCTTTCAAAACTTGAGACATGATCCCAGAGCAGTCTCCAGTGCCGTCTGAACCATTGCGAGAACCAAACATTGAATATGTTACTAGCCCTCGTCTGCTGGTAAAGCCGTTAACAATAGATTGTTGAATACTCATTTAGAATACTCCTTTCTTATTTTTGAATAGATTGTTTAAGCTCAGAGATAGTTTTCTCCAGCTCTGTGATTTTATTCTTTAACTCTTCAATTTCGCTTGTAGGTAATTGAGATTTTGTTACAAGCGGGTCTGCCGCAAATTTGTTTTGTTCTAAGACCTGTAGAAAAAAGTTATTGTATGTTGGGAATAAACCATATGCTTGGCTGACAGACAATAATGAAGATTGTTTATCTTTAATTTCACCAATATCATGTCCAATGGCTTCTACTACATCTTTTAAATTACTCATAAAACCACCTCATCAGAGAGTGTTTTTAGCTGTATTATATGCTGCTACCAAATCTTCTGTTTCAATGGCTGTGATACGATTACCAAATTCTGTAAGTTTAGTAATAATACCAGAATCAACATTACCACCAGCAGCGGCGATTTTATCAGCGATTTCCTTGAGTGTATCAAGCGCCTCTGGGGCACCACCGATGATGTCTGTTTTAGCTTGTGCGATGGCAGTGTTAAGTTGTTCTTGAGTGATCCCATTGGCTGTCACTTCACCTTTCTCAGCCTTGCCAGCCAATGTCGTTTTGATTTCCTTGATATCTGCTCCGACTGCCTGGGCAAAATCATGTAATTTACTCATATATGTTTCCTTTCTTAGATTTTAGCTAGATTGTAGACATTTACGAGGTCTTCCGTGGTATCAGTGCCACCACTGATTAAGCCAGATTCTCGCAATTCATCCACCAGTAACTTTAATTTAGGGCTCTTGTCCGATGGAATAGTATGATCCGCATTTAGTGAGTTTTTCACTTTCACCTTGAAATTATTAGACGGAAAAATATGCCCATCTAATTTTATTTCAAGGTAGTAAGTGCCAGTAGCTACCACGTTACCCATTGAGAACGAGAACACCCCGTTTTCAACGGCAACATCTTGATAAAGTGCCACCGTTTCATCATTGGAAAGTGTCAGCTTACCAGTACCAGACAGTTCCATGCGTTTTCCATCGTACCCTAGAATTTCAAAACCAAAAACGGAAGTGGTGTCCCCAGATTTTAGGACATCACCGCCCTGGATTTGGTTGATGGAAGTCATGAGTTTAGCCATGGCTAGTCCTCACGAGGTTTTTGATAATTAAGTGCTCGTTCGCTGTCAGCAACGCCCTTAGTTGTTGGGTCGGTAACGATACCAAGAATCACCAAGATCACAACGAGTGTATTAACACCCTCTTGGATATTGCTAGGGATATTCAATCCGAATTGTTGCAACATGAGAAATACTGCTGAGATAAGAGCTACAAGAGTTGTTTTGTTTTGCAAGCGTAGTTTAAAGTTAATCATTTTCATTTTCTCCTTTTTCTTCCTCGTTTTCTGAGGTTAAATTAAATTTTTCTTTATCAATATTTTTCTTAATATATTTGTCGATATAAGGGATTTCCACCCCTAACGCTGATAGACTAGCCAAAATACTAGAGCCGTAAGCGGCAATCATTGCAAAGATAAATGTATCTAGGATACCTCCGAGATTCATGTAGACCGCAAACGGATAGAAAATGGCTACGAACGTAAACATGGCTATATGCCCGACTAGCCCTTTTCTGAATTTTGAGCTCGAAAACTCATGGAATGCCCAAGCTCTGGATACTCCCAAAACAATGTCAGCTAAGATAACCAACATAAGTAGGAATACCCATAGATGTTCGTCTATGCCGTGGTCGTAGAAATCTTTGACCACTTGGAAGATACCAAAGATTCCATCTGGTTTGTGCATCTAACGCTCCTTAACATTTTATTAACCCCCATTTTTAAAACAAGAAATTCTTGATAATTTCGTCCGCAATAGCCTTATGCCCCAAATCGCCTGGGTGGCTAGCAACGCCCGGATCGGTAACTGTGTACTTAGTACCGTCTGGCAAGTCAATGATAGCCCCAACATACGATTTATATTTAGGGTCTTTAGAGAACTTGTAGATATCGACGAAAGTAACGTCAAGAGGGGCGCAGATACGCTTCAATCGGTCTACAAAATCTTGTGAAGCGTAGTACACCCCGACCCAGTAAATTAACGCTTTAGGCGACGCATTGCGAATCCAACTAATAAGATTTGGAATGTCTGTTTCCAGATTTCTTCGTTTCTCGTCGTTGTTCAAGTTATCCCCGAATTGCAAAATGACAATGTCTGTATCTGGTTTCAACGTCAACATCATTTTGTTTTCAAAAGTTTGGCGGCGAGTGTTAGGTTCTGACTCCCACGAAGCCCCGTTACCACGTTCTACGACGGCATCTGGATTCTTGGATTTAATGTATTTACTAATAAGAGTGAAATAGTCCTTGTCTTTCGAGCTGGCAGCCATCCCAATACCTTTCAGCCATCCGTGGCTTGCGATTGAGTTCCCAAAAACAGCGACACGTTTAGGGATGTTTGAAACCGTTGATAAATTCCCGTTGTTATCGACTAGCAGACGGAACTTAGTGCCGTTAGGGCTGACAACCATTGGTGTGCGTTTGAAGATTTCGAGCTCTGAAACGATAGGCTCGAGCTTGTCAGTGGTACGTTTTAAGTCTTCCACTTTCTCATTAGCACTTTCTTCTGCGACTGTGTAAGTGAAAGGGATAGCGTTGTTAGTGCGGTACATGATTTTTCCAGCGTACCCAGCATTGCTAGTTGTATGCTGAGCGTCCTGAATCAAGTTCTGTTCACCTTTTGAAGCGTAGACAGTATTGTCTTTAGATTCAAAAAATAGCTGCTCGCCGTAGAAAATAGCGATGTTTTCGTGCCTTAAACTCAAGCGGTTATAGCCGGCACTGAGGTCCTTAGTGAAAGTTCGAGGTGACACAATTAACTGGTTTTGGTCGATGTTCCCGATAGCAAACTTATATGTTCCTGCATCCTTAACATAGACATCCACGGTGTCGATAAACCCTTTTGTTTTAGGCCATGTATCGACAGGCGACATATAAGCTAGGTTGTTGACCGTGGTTTTTTGTGTTGAGTCGATACCGTCAATCTTTTGACCAAATCGAGTGCCGTTGTTGTCGCTGCTTAAGAAATTGACACTAGATTCTAGGGCAGACGTTCCATAATCTAAATTCTTAAGCAACGACGCTTTAGAAAGCCCACCTTGAATAAGTTTTGATTGCGGGTCTCTGAGCTGTCTTGTGATTAGCAGATAGCCATTTTCTGGTGGCGTGTAATCCCCGCTAATCAATTCATCTTTTGTTGAGAATTGCTTGAGTTTGCGATTATCGACACTGAGGAAGTGAGTAAACACCCCTCGGACATCTTTCAAGCCGTATTTAACACCTTTTTTAAGGGTGATTGGGGGATACACTCCCCAGTCAAGTGCATCCGCTTTGTCTTGGCCGTTGCCGGTATAGAATTTACCTCGAATAAACGTATTCTCATCAAGAATCTGCTTGATTTCTGTCACAAAATCAAGGTCTGTAGCCTTGACATCGACTGACAATTTTGGAATCTTGAGCGAAATATAACCGTCTGGAAGATTGTTCATGTCAACGTTAGCGGCAGATAGTTCTGCCACTGAAGCGTTGAAAACTTTAGGTTTCGGGTCGCTGTTTTGAACAGAAACGTACAAAATCGAGTCTTCTGTCGGTGTGTATTCAGTGCTAACAACGGTGTCTCTGTCAGCTAATTTCTTGATAACACGACTTCCATCAGCTGAGGTTACAAAAGTAAGAACCCCACGAACACCGACAATGTAATAAGTCTTACCCTTGTACATATTTACTGGCAAGTAACGGCTCCACCCACCAGCTACGTCACTGATGATTTTTCCACCGTTTTCGACCCAGAAAGTACCGGTAATGCGGTCAGTAAGCATTTGCTTAATACCTTGGGCGAAGTCAATGTTATCAGCGGTTACTTCGTTACCACCAAGGCCACGGGATTGATAGACGCCCCCTTCTTTCCAAGAGCGAGCCCCTTCGTCGTAGTAATACCACTTGCCCGTGTCTTTCGCTACCACGATGCCGTTGGCACCGTTTGGGTAAGTGCTACTGATTTCAGATAGTGAGCTGAGGACGGCTTTCGGAGCGTTGGATTCAATCTTGTTGAATTTCTTTTCAACAAAATCAGCACTAGCCTTACCATTCAAGGTGTTCTCGATGGTGCTGAGACGGTCATCAAGGTTACTGGTAAGACCACGGGCTTTAATAACTTCCATGTTAGTGTTCCCGTTAGTAGCACCGTCTGCGTAAGTCGTTTCAATAGCCTTAGCGATAGCTTCCCGAACGTCCGCCCCTCTTGTCTTCTTTCGGATTGCCTTAGTCAAAACATTGATATTCTTGGTGTTTTCTAGGGGCGTGACATCATCGTAGAGGTTCAAACGTCCCTCTGCTTCAGTTTCTGGCATGTTTAATTACCTCCGTTTAATTCTTTTTGTAATCTAGCGATTTCAGCTTCAACGTCCTTAATCGTTCTAGCACGTTCTTGCTCATCCATGTTGAATGACGCAAGTTGGTTATCATAGTTAGCCTTGGCTGTCAGATAATCAGCGTACTGCTTATCGTAAGCCGCAAGTTCGTCCGCTGATGCGTTTGGAGCAGGCGGGTTAGGTGCTGTTGGTGGCGTTGGTGCTGAGCTAGGTTTGTTTTTGAGTGCTGCTAGTTGACTTTGTAGAGCCTTCAAGCGTTTCTCTTTGTTCGCTGTCGAAGTGTTCTGTTTCAAGCGTTCGATAGAGTTTTCAGCCTCTTGAAGCTGCAACTGATACGCTGAAAGTGATTGAGATTGTGAACCGATAGTCAAATCAACACTCTGTGGGTTTAGAATATCAATTTTTTTCTCCAAGATTTGCAAAGTTTCAATTCCAGAAAGTGGTGCATTGATAATCGGGTGTTTATTCCCAATTTCAAACTTGTCATATCGGTTATCAATTAAGTAACGCTCTACCGCTGAGATTGTCCATTTGGCGAGTGCGATTTTCTGATTTCTCAAATACTGCTTGCCACGGGCTAAAAGTACGCTAGGGTTATCGATTTCAGTCCAGATAACAGCTTTACGAATAATACCAAACTCTTTCATCAGCTCTTTATCCTCAAGGAATAGACTGTGATTGTTGACATTCCAGATTGTGATTTGTTCCCTCGTAACGTCTGGGCTCTGGGCTTCGTCTGGTTGCTCTTTTTGAACATCGGCACCGACGGGCATGATTTGAGTAGCCAAACCATCAAAATCAAGTGTTCGACTTGCTGACTTGATATTTTTACCGATTTGAATCGGTGACTTCTTGGTTTTCCCGATGTCTTTCGTCCAATCGAGATGCAAAACAGTGTTAAGCTCGTACACCTTCAAATATCCACCGATATTATTGATGATACGTTCTCGAACACAGTCCCAAGAACTTTCGTAACCAATGTAGCGATATGGTTTATCTGTCCTGCTATTGACCGTAACATCTCCCAAAGAATAGCGCTTGTAATCTTCTAATTGCCCGTTAGCAACATTTAACATTTCTAACAGATATTGATTGGCACCACGGTTAGGTAATTTCTGGAACCACTGAGAAGAATCGTGAAGATATGATAAGAAATCTTCGCAGGTCACTTTCTGGGCAAAGCCATCCGTGGTCATTTCATTCGTCGAGGTCAAAACTCGACCTACAAACTCAATTGCCCCATCGTATAGGTTTACCACTTCAACGATAGACTTAAACGGCACCATTTTGTTATACAAGGGGTGTGTGAACGGGATAGCAAACGTAAACTCATGAATGGTATTGAGTGCTTGCGTTACTTCACCAGCAATCACCGTACCACCTCTTGGGCTGTACGGGTCATGGATAGTCTTGCGTCCGCTTGTAGTCCGATTAAGCTTGTCCCAACGTCTAGAGTTGAAATCAGCCCACCAATAGACGGCATACCCACCCTTTTGCTTGGTCGTCTCTGGTGGGTCTGGGATAGTGATTTTTTCACCACCTAAACCTTCCAAGCTACCATCTTGTCGATAAAGGTAGACGTGAGTGAGATACTCACCTCTATCAAAGTCGTGATCAGCGATGTTTATAGTGCAATACCAACTCCCACCCCACTGAACGCCTTGATACCAGATTATGTCATCTTGGTCTGCGACTTTGCCGAATTTTTCGGAATAGTTTGTTTTTCGACTCCAGGTTGGGAATCTTACTGCACTGGGTTTTTGACCATCAATGCTGGCACCAGATACCTTAACACTGTAGCCTGTATGGCTAACGTTGAATACTTCAATTTTTCCAGATACTGTCATGCCATCACCTCATTGTTATAGTGCATAGAAATAGTGCCGTTCCCTTTCGCCTTGTAGTAATTGATGCCTTGATATAAGGTCAATGCAAACTCCCTGTTTTCACCACGTTTGAGGTTGTAAATAACACCTTCTGAATCAGTTAGCGTGATATCTTCATCACAATAGATTACTGGACTGATAGAAGTATCCCCAGAATTGACAAAGTAGATTGTTTTTTCTGATTTGGTATATCCAAGCTGCCATTTAGTCCACGTTGAATCATCATTTTCAAAATCAAATGTATCCCATACATCATCAAAGTATTCGTTTTCGTGGAAAGCAAACGGATAGCATTTAAAAGTGATAGTAGCGACCAGATTCTTCTTAATCGGGTCGTCAGCCACCTTGATATGCTTAATCTTGCCTATCCAGTAATAACGACGGTCATGCGTATCAAACAGTTTCCGTTCCGTTTTAGTCACCATTTGAGACTTAATCATACGCTCTGCGGTCTTACGGTCTTCATATTCCGTAAATGGCAATTTAAACTCGTATGTAATCTCTCTAGGCTCAAACACTCGCTCTCCCAGAATACTAGAAAAATCAAGCACCCCTTGCATGAAGGGGATAGATTCAATGATTTCTTTCTCGTCTGGGGTTGGTGCCTCTCGTTTCTGTAAGTACCACCCAGCGTCCCGACTATTAAAATCGCCGAATGATATATACTCTTTAATTTTAGTAATCACAATCTGTGTCGTCCTTTCAGTGTTTTAATCGTATCAATAGCACTGTTGAAGTTATTAACCGTACCACCAACCAATGCACCAGTATCAAGCACCATGTTTTGACCTTGTGCGATTTGTTCTTTGACATCCACAAGGGCGTCAATTACATCGTTAAGTAAGCCCGCTGAGTGTGCAGCGTAGGCTTCTTGACGGGCTGAAATAGTAGCATCTGGAGTTTTGTCTCGCAATACTTCCATCTTAAGTTGACTAGCCATATTTGATGTAGCACCAGTAAGCATGGCATTAGCTCGAACATTGAAACCATTTACTTGTTCTCGAATGTAATCGAGACTATTAGCAACCTCTGGAGCTGATTCGTCGATACCACGAGCGATACCAAGGCCAATATACCAACCGACTTCATCACGGAATAAGTGTGAAGGTGAGTGGATTTTGGCTTTGGCTTGCGCAGCTCTTTCTGCTTGTGCTACAAGGGCGTTCGCAGCGGCTGTAACTGCACCTAAGGCAGAATTAAGACCAGCGGCAAGACCTTGCCCCATGTAAGCACCGGCTGAGAAGAAAGCTCCGTAACCGGCTCTTGCTGCGGCTGCTGCTTGGTTGACCGCCGCTTGCGTAACTGCAACTAATTGCTGTCCGCTAGCTTGCATAGCTGATACCATTTGAGCACCACCGGCACGAATGGCGGCAACCACTTGATTCATACCATTGCGAACCGCTGAGACAATCTGATTCATGAAGGCTTGCGTGCTAGCAACCATTTGTGTACCGCTAGAACGTAGAGCCGCAGTCATTTGCATTGCCCCGGATGTTACAGCTTGCACCGCTGACATCATGCCAGAGCTTACTGCCATGCCAAGAGACATCATAGTAGCTGATAGCGTCATAGCTGCCGCTCCGACGGCTGCGAATACAGTCGCTAACATCATGATTTGACCGCTTACGAGTGCAAGACCAGCCCCAGCCATTTGCGCTGCGGTTGTAACCATAGTAAGTTGAGTGCTTACCATTGTAGCCATCATTGCAAACATGCTGAAACCAGTCTGAGCGGTCATGAGTTGAGCACCGAACATGGTCACTGCTGAACCTGCCATCATGAGCTGTGATGTCATTTGCATTAAGCTAGTGGCAAACATCATGAATTGAGTGTTTAGCATGGTCAACGATGTGCCAATCATGGTGAATTGAGTGCCTACAAGCGTTAAGCTAGTCCCTAGCATAGTTGAGCTAGTAGCCATCATTGTCATGCTCGTAGTGATCATAGTCAACTGAGTAGCTAACATTGTTAAGCTAGTAGTTAGCATAGTCATGCTTGAGCTGATAGAAGTCATGCTAGCAGTGAGCGTCATTGATACTGTGCTGAACTGAGTTAAACCAGTCGCAGCAACCATCAAGGCTGGTGCTAGTGTCATGATTTGCGTTCTAAACGCTGTGATAGGGGCTACAATAGCCGTTAAGCCAGCTAGTGATTGACTAGCTTGATTTGAGAACGTGCTAAATGCAGTGCCCGCTGTAGTGAGTAGTGATTGCAAGTTAGTGAATGATGACTGAATACTTGTGATCGTGGTAGAGAATGATGTCAATCCAGATACAGCACTAGACGCTGAACTAGACACCTTGCTCATACCATCTCCGAGCTTAGTCATACCAGTACCAGCTTGAGCTAGACCAGCGGAATTGTTACCAATTGACCCAACTCCTTTGGCAACCGCCGCAAGAGATGCAGCCATGTCTCCGAGGTTGGTATTGGTAATTTTGACAACGCCATTCGCTAGTTGGTTGAATCCAGACCCCGCTTTTTGTGCTGCCGTACCGATTGAATTGAAGACATTAGCCAAGCTATTCAATACGCTACTGATTGCACTACCAGCGGATGTAATCACGCTTGAAATACCTTCAAACGCTGACTTAATACCGTTTCCGATACCTTGAGCCGCTGTACTGATTGATGTTCCGACTGATTGCACCACGCTAGCAATGCCTTGCAATGCTGCTCCGATAGCTGAACCAGTGGCACTGATAATGCTTGCCACACCACTTAGGGCCGTACTAATAGCCGTACCGATACCCATAGCAGCGGTAGCAATTGCCATCCCTGCCGCTGACACAACCGATGCAATGCCACTAAATGCAGCACTAATCACACCACCAATGGCCGTTATGATAGGCACAATTTGTGTTATCGCTGTGACAATAGCTGAAATGATTTGGCTAATGATAGGCGCAAGAGTTTGCACGACTGTAACGATAGCAGAAATCACTTGGCTAATGACTGGTGCCATCGTCTGAACTACTGTCACAATGCCTTGAATCAATGTCATAATGACTGGTGCTGTTGCTTGAATAGCTTGAACGATTACTTGTAAAACCATTGCAATCTGTGGGCCAAACTGTCCAATTACTTGAGCAACTTGAACGATACAGTTTGAGATGACTGGTGCTATTGCCACAATAGCGTTAGCAATGATTTGAGCTACTGCCGTTATAGTGTTACCAATGATTTGCACTATTGGAGTAAATGCGGTAACAATTCCACTGATTGCAGACCCTAGAGCAGTAACCCAGTTAGTCAATGCGTTAATGATACTTGGTAACACACCTAGAATAGATGTTAACGCTGCACCGAATGCCGTAACGAAAGGTGCTGCATTACCTAGAGCAGTACCAGCCGCTTCTACTAATGGCGCTAATTTAGCAAGCCCAGGCGCAGCTTCACCGACTGCTTTAACCACGATACCAAAGGCAGTGCCAAAGGCTTCAATGATAGTTCCAGCTGCCTTACCGATTGATTCGACAACGGTGCCAAACGCTGAGCCGATAGCGTTTAAGATTTGGGAAACGCCCTGGGATTGTGTCGCCAATAAGGCAAATGAAGCAACGATGATACCAATACCAGCTCCGATTCCGACTGCTGCAATGGCTACGGATGCACCGAACGACAGCAAGGTAGCTGGGTTGAGACCTTTAAGGCCTTGTAAGGCTATATTGATAGCTGTACCAATTCCCTTAAAAGCTGTAGAGATACCCGCTCCGATGCCTTTTGCGGCTTGTGATATTGCTGAACCAGCGCTTTTAATCACGCCGCCGACACTCTCGAACACTTGGGCGATCTTGCTCTTGCCACTGCTTGCATTAGTAGCAGCTTCAGCCATGCCTTCTGCTGCATTCGTTCCGAATTTCTTGAATGGATTGAGATTTTTAAGAAAATCCAACCCTTTAAATGCTGCACTGACGGCTGAAATTCCAGCTTTAGCAGTCATAAAAGCTGCCACCATTGCTAAAATGCCGCTTACAACGCCGTTAAGCACACCTTTAGGAAGTCCACTGACAAACTTAGATACCGCTGAAACTGCTTGTGATATCCATTTAGTCAACGTTCCAAACGCTGTTCCTAAACCAGAGATGATTGATTGCATTTCTGAGCTTTTGAAAACATCACCGATTGACGAGCCAATAGTTTTAAGAGCATTCCAGGTATCTTGTACCGCTGCTTTAAATGCTTGAAACGCCCCAGTGTCAGCAAATGAGCTGATGAAGCTTCTGACCGATGTTGTGGCAATGTTTAGAGCTTGCGAGATACCGTTAGCAATGTCACCAAACACTGAACCAATACCCTGCATGAGTTTGTTTCCGTCAATCTTGCTAAATAGTTGCTGAATAGAGCTACTAATGTAGGTAAACGTCGCACCCAGATTAGCCAAAGCTCCCGTATCTGTGAAGCCTTTCCAAAGCGAAGACAACCCGCTGCCAATCTTGTCAGCAATCCCGTTGATATCAACTCTTTCTAGTGCATCAGTAAGCCCAACGACTGCCTTAATACCAATTTGATTGAGTTTTTCAAATTGTGGCATCAACTTGTTAGCAAGAGATTCTTTCATACCGTCGATGGCTTGGTCAACAGTCTTGAATTCTGTGGCCATCTTGCTAAATGTGTCGTTGTTACCGACCTTTGCGATAGCGTCAAAGAAGTCCTCGGTCTTAATCTTGCCATCTTGGACAGCTTGCACCATCTCAGCGGTACTCATGCCCATTTCTTTCGCGATCGCAGCGATACCGGCTGGCGTTTGTTCTAGCATGAGCTTGAAGTCTTGCCATTGCACCTTAGGCTTGGCGGCCATTTGGGTCGCTTGTTGGCTCAAGGTCTTCATGGCTTGTTGTGGATTCTCTGCCGCTGCCGCAAGACCCCCGAACCCTTTAACAAGCTCGGTTGTATTCTTCGTTCCAACCGCTGCTAACTGTGAGTAAGTAGAAGCCATGTCAGACGCTGAATAGATGGTTTTGGTCGCAAAGTCCTGCAACTCGCCTTTGACTTGCTTAATCTGGTCGGTAGGCATGTTAATCTGTTGCATGTTACCCTCAAAGGTCTTCCATGCCTTAGTCGAGCTGTTAAGCTCACCTACCATGGATTTCATGCCATTTCCAAGAGCGCTGATACCGCCCATGATAGCCCCACCGATTAAGTTAGCACCGAGGACAGACTTAAACACCGAACCAACCTTACCAGCTGAGCCCTTAAGCCCTTCTAGTGAGCTCTTAATGCGTTTAGCCCCACTTTCGGCGTCCTTCCCGTCAAATAACGCCTTGATGGTGACTGTACCATCTGCCATAGATTATCCCTCCTTTCTAAAATTCTTCTTCATATTCTTCTTCCTCGATAATCTCGTTAGGGAGAGCATAATCTTTCTGAAGTCTACGCATTTCCTCTTTGTACTCTGCTGAGTCGCCCTTTTGTGGCTTCCACTTCCGAATTTTGACAACTTCCATGAACTTCGTACCCTCTGGAAGCCCAGAAAGTAGAGCGTTGAATTTCCGCCAATGCAATTCACCTTGCACATCGAATAAGTCAATGCCGTATGCTTGCAAAAATGACGAATAGATATAGTCGCCATCGTATCGGATATCATAAGGTGCCCTCTGTTTCGTATCATCGCTAGCCGTGGTCTTCATCGGATTGCCAGCCAAATCATACTCGACATGGTTGTCCTCGACATCCGACAAGCTGATATGTTCTTCAAAAACTGATTTGAAGACCTTAGACATCTCTTCAATCGAGTAGTTTTCAAAATCATTGTTAAACGATTCCGCCTTTTCCTCTCTGGTATTACCAGCTAGGCTTTTGCTGATCAGCATCCGAATAGCAAAATGAGGTTTGATGTATTCTGGGATATCATCATCCCTCATCATCTCGAACATTTTAAGGACATTATCAAAAGACAAATCAAGGGCGTACTCTTTATCATCAATAACTAACTTATCCGTTAGTTTTCGTGATAAATCAATCATTCAAATACTTATCGAGGACTGCTTTTGAGCTTTGGTTTTCAAATTCCTCTGAAATACCTTTGATGGCTTCAATCAGATAGAACATGGCGTTGATTGTTGACTGCCCAGCGAATGCGTAGACTTGTTTGAACGCTTCTTCATCATCGAATACTTGATTGAAGCCATCTTCTACCAATGCCTTCAACGCTCCCAACGCTTCTTCGTCAGTAGTGTTTTGGAACGCTTCACCTTTAGCTTGCAAATCTTCACCGACGGCTTTCATGCGCTGGATATTGCTATCTGATACTGGGAAGTTAAGTTGGAACTCACCGAAATCGACAGGGATGACATTGCTACGTTTTTTAATTACTACCATGTTTGTTATTCTCCTTTTTGAATACGAAAAAAGAGGGGAAGGGCTAAACCCCACCCCTCTAGTTGTCTTATCTTGTTTTATTTAATAAGTGATTATCCACCGATTCCTGGTGAATTAGTTTCTGATGATGCACCAGAAACAACCGCCGGTGTTCCAGTAGGTCCAGAAGCTGCACGGCCAGTAGTTGCTGACGCAATTTCATGTTTCTCTGGTGTACGAGACCAGTTAACTTGGAATTTAATTGATTCAAGTTCATGCGCTTCACCTTCACCAATTTCGATTCCAGACAAACGTCCAAGGCCTTCTTTGTAATATTTGCCTGTTGGTACTACTTCTTTGTACCAAACCACAAGCTCATCAGCCAAGGCATCTTCCTTGTCAGCAATAAAGTCTTGAGCTTTATCACCATATTCACGGTGGCCTTCAAATGAGCGTCCACGAGATTTTGAAGTAATCATTTTCTCTTTAGTACCATCGCCATCAAAGTAAGCGACTTCATCGTCTTCTTCATCGTTTTCTGGTGAAGTGTCTTTGACACCTTTAGCGATCCACATGTATTTGTCCTCTGTTGGTGGAGTGTCTGGATGTTCTGAATCGAACGGTGCAATGTAATGCTTACGAATCGCATTTTTAAATTTAGCCATTTAGTTAAGGCTCCTTTCTACTTCAATAGTTGCTTGCAAATCAAGCAAGTAAATGTAATAGTCTTGGTCATTGACGTCGTTTAAGCTTGGTGTCTCGACCTTCAATGACAAGAATGTGTAAGAATTGTTTAAACTTGGTAATTCAAGACCGATTTTGGAAAGCTCAGTGTTAATCTTCCAAAGGGTTGCATTGACCTTCTGCTGATCTTTAGACTTAATGGCAATTTCAAACGGCAATGACAAAATCTGTGTGCCAGCCATATCTTCGTCTTCAACCTTGCCGCCGGGTAATGCGTATATTACCAAGTCTTCACCTTCGTTTAAGTAATCTAATCGAGGTGTCAGCGGCAAGCCTAGACCGGCTAGAAATTCTTGCAACACCTCTGAAAAATCGTTGTTATTCACTATCTAACTCCCATTGCTCTGATTGCTACTTCGCCCCACTGTTTCTTGTGTTTAGCAGCGGCTTTTTTATCCCAACGCCCACCAGTGCCAGGCTTTGGTTTCTGTGCTAGCAGTCTGTCTTTGTTTGCAAAGAAAAACTTACGTTGTTTCTCTGAGAAAAACAGTTTCAGTCTACGGTTATAGAACCTAATTCTTGCGTAAGGTGTTGACCATACCAACGTATCAACGTTAGAGTGTCCGCTACCCCGCAAATGTCCAGACTGTACTGGTGTGTACTTGTTCATATCCAAGAGCATTTGATTACTCATTGCTATTTGCCCACGTCTAACCGCTTCGGGACTGCATTTCTTCTCTAACCCCTTCAAATCTACCTTGATAGTTACATCAGCACCCATTAAATCACCTCGATTTCATAGCAAAGAATCTTATGATTAAATGGATGATATTGAGGGATGATTTTACGAATAATGTAGTCTCGGTGAGTATCATTAACTCGACCATTCAACCAACTATCATCCAACTCAATGGGTGTGTATTTTGGGTAGACCATGAGGACTGAGAAATTATTCTCGCTCCGATTTTGACCACTGCCAGTGTGAGATACAGCCCTATCAAATCTAACGGGTTTAAGGGTTTTGGGCTCATCATATATTACTTTTCCCCAAGCGTCCTTCTCTCCCGCTGGTTTTTGAATCGTGACAGTATCAACTAGCATGCGTTTATCTATCATATCCCACCGCCTTACAACCAAAACCAGCCAATGTCAGCCAGTTTAGAGCGTCAAGAGATAGATTGTACCGCTTGCCACTCTGTGAGCTGCTAGAGGCGTTCTGATAGCTTACATGAGTACGTCCAACCGTCATACTGGACAACGAAGATTTATCTTCTGCAGTCATAACACCACTAGAATCAAGATAAGCGATTTGATAAGCTACCGCTTTCTTAACCGCTTGTCTTCGTGGTTCGAAGTCTGTTTCAAAATCGGTGAAGTCGTAGAAGTTCTTGATATACAAGTCGATGATTAGACTCGCTCTAGCTCGTAGCTTTTCAAAATCTTCCACATCTTCAAATCCAAGCTTTAGAAATTCAGTTTCGGTTAAATAGGTCATTTAACCACCTCCTTTCATCATTTTAGGAGGTCTAAGAGTTCTGCCTTGGTGAGTGATGAAATACCAGTAAATCCTCGTTGTTGTGCGATTACTCGCAAATCAGCGACGGTTTTGTCTTCGAGCGTGTTAGCTACTTCCTCAACTGTTTCAGCAACGGGAGTAGGTTCAGTGTCGTTCAAATGACGACGCATTAACATACCCATTAGGCACCTCCGAACTTAACCACCTTAGAGTCATCGTAGAGATAGACACCGTAATACTCATCACCAGAGTAAACAGTGGTTTTTTTCAAGATGTCACGGTCGTTCTCAATCATGACATCGCGTTTCAAGTTGATCACGAATGCTCCGTATTTAGCATCATCGTCTGTGTCAGTTTGAAGTGAAGATACTTTAACAAGGAAGCCTTTACCTTCTTCGACCTTTTTAGTGCGGACGATTTGCACACCAGCAACTTCACCGAATGTGCCAGATACAACCACATCAGCACCGACTTCTGAACCTTTCAACCAGTTTTGACCAGCTTCAGCACGCAATTTGATAGCGTCTTTCGGATTGATAAGAGCCACATAGCGAGCGTCTTCTTCATCAGCGAAGATTTCCAAGGCTTTGTCGATGTTTGCTACTGAAACCGGAGCTTCAGTGATGTTTTGTGTTGCTGTTTTAGCTACTTCAACGATGTCGTTGTCAACCTTGTTAGCGATAGCAAGGGCAATCTGGTTAGTAGCTTCACCGTAGACATTGCCGTGACCAACCAAAGCAGCTTTATCGGTGATTTCGATGGCCTTACCAGCTTGCTTGATTTTCATTTTTGTTTCTTTAGTGCCCAATTGGTCAACTGGGATAGCTTGACCTTCAGTGATTTCAGTGGCATCACCGGAATATGTCCATTGTGGGACTGTAAGCTCATCCCCTGGACGACCTACAAGAGTAGTTTCAACCACGGCGAGTGGTGTGAATTTGATAAGTTTAGGCAATTTAGCTGAAACCATGTCAGCCATAACCTGTGGATTGATGACTTGTGCAGTCGTAGTAGTTCCTAGAACCATAGATTAAATCATCCTTTCAATTGTTGATAGAGTTCTGGGTCTTTATCAAAAAGCTCTTGACGCTCATTGATTCCCATGCGTTTAAAATCTTCTTTGGTAAGTCCATTCTGACTAGCAGTTGGATTCCCACCAGCAAAGATTTTAGGTTGTGCCGCTTGTTCCTCCTGTTTGAAAAGATATGGGCTTGTCTCTTTCAATCCCTTAATGACCTTGTCTAGTTTAGGTTTACCAGCTTCATCAAGTTCGATTTCGTCAAAATTGATGAATTTAGCAAGATCATCCGAATTGTGAGCGTCCACATCCTTCAAAGCTAGACGAATAGCGTTTGATTTGGTAACTTTCGCAAGGTTAGCTTCATTCTCGGTCTTGTAAGTGTCGAATTTAGCTTGTAAGTCCGTCAATTGTTGTTTGAGTTCCTCACTCGCTCCCTCTTTAGCTTGCAAGTCGTTGAGAGCTTGGCTTTGCTGCTCAAGTTGTTGCTTAAGGCTGTCGTTTTCAGCTTGCAGCTCAGACTTAGCTTGTGATTTAGCGTTCTCAATACCTGCCCCGTACGCTTGCATGATATTGTCAATCACACTCTTATCTGTGATACCAGCTTCAACTAACATGTCACGTTTTAAACTCATGCTTAAAACTCCTTCGTTTTACGTCCGATGGACTGAATTAGACAGTTTTACGCCATGCTCCAGGGCAAAACAAAAACCGCATCAATTCGATACGGTTTCTAGGTAGTCTGTTCCTACGAGTCAAGAATTGGATCACCAGCTTTCTATAATCCATGTCTATACGTAGTATTGTTAATAATACTAGTTTACATCTTTTAAGCGTGTTTTTTTGCCAATCGTCCGATAGCAATAGGGTCTTCATGGTATTTCTCACGTTCTCTATCTCGATACAAGAATTTATGTTTATCAACATACGATTTTAAGGCTCTATTCTGCTCTGTAAGCCTCGTTTTGTATTTGCTGGTTAACTCATCATTGTGCATGATTTCAGCGACATGTAGGTGTTCTTTGGTGCTTCTGATAGCCCGTTCCATTGCTCTCTGTTTGCTCTGAACATTAGCGTTCTCGATAGCTTGTTCCTCAGTGAGATTCTTTAAATCATCGTCGATATCTGGCATATAGTTGACGCCTGGGATAAAAGGAGTCATAGTGTGTCCACAGTTAATGCCTTGGCACCCTCCGGGCTTACCGTAGCCATAATCATCGAGGGCAAATATCTTAACACCTTCTTCAGTCCTAGCTTGACCAGTCGTAACTATCCGATTCTGGATAGGGGCACACATTTCCCTAGCCGCTGCCTTAATTGAGTAATAAAAGGTATCAATCCCTAGCTCTTGCGCTGGTCTCATTCGCATTTCGTTGAATGTGCGTCTAGCAGTCGTTTTAATTACCGTCCTAGCATAAGCATCAGCCCTCTGTCTGCGTCCAGCTCTGTCGGTATAGCCGTAGAAACCACGCTCTTGAAACTTCATTATCGTTTCGTCAAGGGCTTTTTGAGGTGTAGCCATGCCTGTGATTACCTTGGCGACTGTCGTCTCGATAATGTCCTTATAGGTCGCTTGCACGCTCTTTGGCAAGGTCGTATTGATGAGGTTGTGCACATCATTAACAGCTTGATTAGAGTAGCTTATAAGGTCTTTCATAACCTTGTAATCATAAGCATTAGAGTTTAATTGCTCATGAGTATCTTTATAGACTTTATAACCCTCGTTCTCGATGATATATCTGATCTGCTTCTCAGCAATCCCAGACCGTTCAGCAATCAGTTTGATATTGTAGTTGTTTAACATCCCAACATCAGCCATCTTTTCCAATTGCCAAAGATAAGGCTGTTGGTCAAGGTAATAAGTCCCTCGGTCATGCAAGCGTTCTACAACATTATCAAATAAGTCGTTACATAGTTGACGATAGATGTCTGAAACATTATCAGCCATCAACATTAATTGTTGGTCGTTTAGTTTGATAGGTTTCTTCTTTGCCATAGCCTATCACCCCCGTATATGTCAACCTCGTCGCCTGTCCTAAAACTATCAGCGCTTGCCATAGTCTCATCGTTAATGGCTTGGTAAATCTCTTGAGCTTGTTCCTCGGTGACGTTAAGAGTTTTCTCAATTGCCATTGTCTTAGGCGCAAACCCAGCGACTACCATCTTAGACCAGTAATCAAACTCAGCGTTTCGGTCAGTGAACACCCCATCGTCTAAATCCACGCTGATTTCATCCATAGTTGGAATTTCACCAGTGTATAGATTGTAGATTTTAGCAATCTCTAGGATTGAAATTACCAATTCTTTCAAAGAATGCTCTACAAGAGTAGCGATAGAATTACGCATTTGATATGTGTCTGATTGCTCCGATACGACTTCAGTAGCAGTCTTCATAGATTTACCATCGAAGCTAAACATACCAGCAGACACACCCAATTGCATTTCAAATAGGCTCAAGCCCTTGTTGATAGCCTTGATATAGTCATCCGAGCGGATTTCTGTCGTAAGGTCAGTAATACCGATACCCTTATCCATGTCACCACTGTCGAATTGTTCATAAACATTGTGACCTGTTTCGAACTCACGTTTGACTGTTACTTTCTCGCCAGTGGAATCGTACTCAGTCTTAATCATTTGAGTTGGTACCGCAACTCTACGCTGACCCATTTTGACCTCCCACATAAATTCATCATAAGTTGTATTGATGAAGTCCATCGTAGTTTTAGCGTTGTCGAAAATAGACAAACCTAAAGGACTGTTAATGTCCTTATTGTTCATGCCAGGCGGCTTAAGGTACGTAAATAATGGTCTTGTAAGCCCGTTGAGTGTCACAGTCTCTTCCAAATCTTCGTAGAGTACATTCAACGGCACACGCTGACCAATACGGGTTTTAGATTCTGACTCGTATAGCTCATTGCTGATTGTGTAACTGTCCTTAGTCCACTCGTGAAACTCAATAAGACTGTAGTATTTTACTTTCTGGCCCTCTGTTTTGAGTGTTTTAGTAACGATTGCAGCACTCGATACATCTTGCGTGTTTGATTGAAGTGGCAAGAACACTGGGGCCTGCACGAATGACACTCTAACACGGTCTTCATCGACATAAGGACGCATAGCAAGCCCACCTAGAGCCAAGCATGACTCTAAATAGCGCTCAAAGTTCTTGTTGAATCTATCGGTTTTCAATGTCTCATTGATAAACTCATTGGCTACCTCGTTATCGACTTGAATCGTAGCTTGCTCATTGAATACAAGACTAGCAACCTTCTTCGAAGCTGTGCGTCCAACGGGCAAGTGGTTGAAGTCTCGCTTCACTTGTGCCCCGTTGCTATCTCGATAGGTAACACGGTCAAATGCACCGGCGAAATAGCGGAGATTATCCATGATACGATTGTATTCTTCGGGTGAGATAGCGATTTTAGGGTGGTCGGTGATACTGCTTAGACTTTGATTAGTCATCACGTAATTACTCCTTTTGAAGATATTCTTAATGGTCTGTATAATTCCCATTCTTTCTTTCTCCTATGCCTTAAGTCCTAAGTCTCTGGCATTGTCTAGTACAAAATATTTAAATTCATCACAACAGTGGTCATCCTCTTTGATTACTTTTGGATCGTCAGAATGTATCGTCTTCTCATCGTATCGATACATCTTGTGTTCCTCGTAGAATATCTTATTAGCTGGTATATCCAGATAATAGAAACGCCCCTCTGCCAATAGACTGATAACCATATCAATCATGGTCTGGTTCTTCTTCTTAGCAACTGGATGCCACCGCTCGCCAAAATCCTTAAAGTATTGGTTTCTCAAAGCACCCTCGGCGCTATCGATTGTCATTCTCAGTTTTGGCACTCGGTACTGTTTGAGTACCTTGTCGATGAAGTTGCTAACCATGACAGTTAACTCACTCGGTGCCTTCTTAACGACTTGACCGGCTGGACTGTAATAGAATGTATCTAACAGAATCACATTACCCTTTGCAGTAAGCCCATAAGCACCGCAAGCTGTAGCTGATTGCTGGTGCCCTGTGTCCATTGCAAAAGATATACCTATCACCTTGTCATCATCAGGGAGGCTCTCTAGTGGCTTAAAGTAGTTCATGTTGTAGACATGATTACCAAGCCCTATCACCTCTCCTAGATACATCCAGCGGTAGTAGTCAGGGTCAGTCTCTTTGTACCTGGCTATCTTGGCTTTCATCTGCTTAGACAGAAAGCCTAGCTTGTCATCAAGATAGGTGCTGTGATGTATGAGATAGGTTGGATCACCCGATTTCTCTGATACCCACTCATTTACCCAATCATAAGGGTTGCGTGGGGGGTTATAGGTGAAATAGACCTTGACCTCTTTGCCGTTTGGCAATTCTTGACGGATAAAGGTATCCTCAACTATGTCAATGTCCTCACGTCCTGCAAACTCTGCCAGCTCCTCAAACCAGACAGCCATGACATAACCTTTAGCTATCTTCTGTGATTTGAGTTTCATGGGGTCGTCTACACCGTAGAAATAGAACGCTGTTCCCGTCTTCTTGTGGGTGATTTGTAGCGGTGACTTACCAAAGTGAAACTGATTAGCTAGCCCCATTTCATAGATTGCCCATCTTATCTGTTCGTAGACAGACATTCTCAGGTACTTACCAACCTTGCGTAGTACTACCACATTACCTAGAGGGTCACTGATAAAGCTGTTCACTAGGTCAATAGACACTACAGAGGACTTAGTAGAGGCACGCCCACCTTTCAGCACTACATGGCTCTTGGGGGTGTAGAGTACGTTGTCAAAGACTGGGTTAATCAGTTTGGCTAGGTTCAGTATCGCCATTGTACTCACTCCTATCAAATGTAAATCCAGTAATGACTGTGTCATCCTCATCATTAGAGCCTAGCTGAGCTTTGAGATTATCAATTCTCAAGCGTTGCTCCTCTGTGACAAGTGGTGACCGTGTCAACTCATCATAGGTCTTAATCATGCCTTTAAGCTCTGACTGTGCCCTTGCTATTGCAGCTAGAGCCTTGCTTTGCTTATCCCATGCTGTATGATGTTCATAGCCTGTGCCAGCCTTTCCTGTGCTTGTGACAAAGGTGCTGATATCTTCTATATCCTGGACAAATAAAATACGCTGAGCATGCAGTAAATTAGCATAGGTCAGCGTGATATTTTCCCAGAGTATATCTATAGGGCTCATGGTTTCAACCTCATCTATCAAGTCAGAAATGCCCTCAGGAAGGTACTTTCTCCTGAGACCATGCTTGACAGCGTTGGTATTTCCCTTAGGGGCACCGTGTCCCACAGCGTTCTTATTTCCTTTAGGAGCACCCCTTGCCTTTTTGGAGCGTTCCGTATTTTTCTTTTGGAGCGTTCCTTTTACTTTGGGCTCCCATTGGTCTTTACTTTTCCAACCTCGGACAGTGCCAGCTGAAACACCCAAACGCTCAGCAATCTCAACCAGTTCAATGTTTCCATTGTGTTCTGAATAGATTTCAAATGCTTTGTCTCGGTTGGGGTCTCTTGCTCTACCCAAGCCTAAACCTCCTTATTTTGTTTATTTGGGCAAAAAGAAAAGGGCAGACACTTCATGAGTGCCTTACCCTTAATTCTTGATACTACCATTCTAGCATAATATCAAAACTGTGCTAACAAGTATTGAATTGTTCAGTCCGGTTTTGTAAAGTTCAATTTAGTTTCATTTTTTCCAAAACATCATTCAACTCACAAATAGCTGTATTCCTCCAAACATAGAAAGTGGTTCTACTGATACCCATTTTGTCACAAACATCATCAACATACATCTTAGTAATGTAAGTCATTCTGAGGACTGACCTGCTCTTTGGATTTTTCAGCTTGTTAATCAACCTACCAAGTTCAAGTTTCCTGTCAATAACTTCCTTGGTGTCTTGCTCTATTGCCTCTTTCATCACAATAAGCTGAGTATAGACATCATCAACCTTTTTGGCTTGACCGCCTTTAACCTTGTCTGCTGTCCACTTGGGGCTTGAGAGCAAACCTGCCTCAAGCTCATTGATTTCATCTATACGGCTTTGAATGTCCACATCAAGATTTTGTAGCTCATTTAGGAGCTCTTTAGCCTTGTTCACTCTCCGTCTCCTCTATGGTATAATAGTATTTGTAAGAAAACTATTAGCTGAGGCAGAGAGTGCCTTGGCTTTTTTGTTTTTACCAGGTAATATGTATCTTCTTACGTTGTCGCTTGTTCATTTCTTCACCTCTACCAGTTCTGGATTTTCGTAGATGTTGCCTGCAATCTCACAGTCAGTATGTCGTAGCCACAATTCATATCCATGTTGCTCAGATTCAAGGCGATATGCTCCGCCTCGATGTCTTACAACTTCGTAATAAGTTGGCTCAGAATAGAAATCCTTAGCCATTTTGACTACATCTCCTTCGAAGATTTCTTTGCCATTTTTGTCAGTCAATCCAGTTGATTGCATGAGAACAAGGTCATTATTCACAATCCATTCACCAGCAACCCCATCCTCATCAATAATCCAAATGTCGCCATTGCCAACCATTACTTCTTCTGGACTGTACATGCGGCATAGCGAGCCGCCATCATAAGCTCTAAATCTTGGTATCATTGCCCTCGTCCTTTCAAATAGCTCGGGATATCATCCCCAACGTTCACGCTATCGTACTGCTCCTTGCTGACAAGGAACTTACCATACGCCCCACAGTCAAGCGTGTAGAGTTTTCCGACCATTTCTTTGCCGGTCACTTTTCCATGCAATACAGTGGCGTTATCAGCCTTGTGCACCACGATAGCTTCCACTGGTCTGTTGACCACGTTAATCACTGTACCGATGTTGATAGCTAGTGATACCACTAGCAGAATTGTCGCAACGCTTAAGTCTCTATAAGTCGCTTTCTTTGACGAATGTTCCATTTACCATCTTCCCCTTCCTGTTCTTAATTTCTTCGTACGCAATACTTAGACATTCAGTAACATCGAGGTCTAATTGATGTGCTAGCACGATAATCGTTACTAGCGTGTCTCCGATTGCATCTTTAAGCGCTGCTTGCGGTTCCGTGAATTTAGTCGGTTTCAAGAGCACATCTCGAATTTCTCCGACTTCTTCTGTTACACGCATCCACTGAATCTTAGGGTCTGCTTGCTTAAGATTGCGGTCATCAGCCCAATGATTAATTTTAGTAATTAATTCATCCATCATTCCACCTCCTCGATTTCAATCCCCTCACAGTCAAATACCCAGCCGAACCCATCATCTTCTAATTCTTTGCGGGTGTGTTTGGTTCTATAGCCTTTAATATCGTCATTTGATGCAAAAAACCATTCTTTATTGTCTAAATTTTGATTAAGATGGGTGGCGTATCCATCAACTCCTTTAAGTCGAACCGTATACCGCTTTTCTTTCTCGACCTCATAGCCAAACTGGTGCATGTTGACGAGGGTAGTAATGAACGTTTTTTTATTATCGTTCACCCACACTTTAAATTCTTCCCGATAGTAAATCGTTGAATTCGTGGCAAGATCGAACACAAGACCACTCAAATTTAAGTCAAAATTTTGTTTGTTCCCCTCATACCAATCTGCTACATATTGCGGAACGACTGACTTAGGGAAGAATGAATCATATAAGTCTTCAGCGTAAGCTACCGAAATGCGTGCTACCTTTGATAGTGTTTGTACTGCTTCATTTCTATCCATCATGCTTCCCCGCCTCTTCTAGCTCAACTGTATACATTCTTGAATTGCGATATTTAACACCTCTTAGACGGTGTAGCTCGTTAATAGCTTCGTTCTTGTCGTTAAATACGTGCACGCTGTCTTCCATGTTGTCGTAATAGACAACAACTTTATATTTCATTCTTCTACTTCCTCCGTTTTACCATTAGTTGTGCCTGAAACCTCCCTGGCCTTCTCATCCAGGAAATCCCAGATAATATGAAATTGATTTTTGACCAAGATATCGTTATTGTATTTTTCACAAACCTTGTCGATAGAGACAACTACCCAATTCCAGTATGCAGGAGTATTAAAACCGACCTGCTGCATCACTTGATTATTCTCTCTCATCCATTCAGGGACTTCTTTTTCAAAAAACTCGATATAGTTCATAGTTGTTCCACCTTGACATATATTCCAACAGTGTCTGACCAAAACTTCTCAACAATCTCACTAGCGACTTGAGCATCGTCTTCCCAATACCCTAGATCAGTCATGCAATCCTTTAGAAGTTTTTGCAAATTATCTGTATCTGGTTTAGTAGTCTTGTATTGACCATGAGTCGCTTTTTTGATTTTAGGAAATAGCCATTTCACTGTGAGGCGTATAGGTCCTTCGATTTTTTCGTTTGGTTTATACGGAGCAAGCAAGGTTGAAAATAAGTCTCTAGCTTCTTTCAACTTTTGAGGCTCATAGAACTTTGGTTTACCATTCACCACAGTGACTTTTTTCTGTTGGTGTGTCGTAGTTGGAATTTTCCCCATTGGCAAGAAAAATTCAATCACCATATCCAACCTCTCTCATTTTTCTAAGTTTCACTTCACCACTCACTTTCTTTTTTTGCGCCTAAGTTCAGAGTGAAGGACAGGGTTACAGGGTTACATGGGGGAGTCTTAGGACCCCCATGTTCCTGTACCTGTTCTTCTGAACTCTCAGGGACATTTCCTAAATTCTATCTATGAATATAGATAGAATTCTGTCCCTGGTTTTGTCCCTAGATTTTCGGGTTTGTCCCTATAGTCTATAAACCGCATGGTCGAGCAATTTCCCAAGGACATTCTCGGGTTTGTCCATGACCCCAGAGAGTTCTTAGGGACACAAGGACATTCTCGGGTTTGTCCATGACTTCGAAGGACATTCCCGAAGTTGTCCCTCGGGTTTGACCCTCGGGTTTGTCCTTGTCCCTAAAATGTCCCTGGCTATTTTTTAGGTAAAATTTGGTTGTTTTTCACCTCAAAATCACCATTATTTTTCACCCATCTTCTGATGGTTTTTTCACTAACGGGCTTATCTTCTGTTGAGAAATATTCCACCACCTCACTTAATTCGACTGGGTTGACCCCATCAAATAATACCTGCATGGCGGTCTTAAATCTTTCATCAGCAGATTTCTTTTTCTTCTCGTTAGCTTTCTTGCTATCTAAATTCTTCTTCCAACTTGGCGTAGAGTCCTCTAATTGAATATCAGCCAGCGCGCCAGTAGTATCCACTTCATGAACTGGATAGCTGAACCACATATTAACAGGGGCAAATTTGGCGAACTCACGAAGGATCCCTTCAACTCGCCAAGCAGTTGCAATCTTAATGCTATGGGCCGTCGTCTTGATCTCGTCAAGGTAAGGTTTGCGTTTCATAACATCAGGAATTGCTTTGTCAAAATGTTGTTGCATTTGATAGCGACTTTCCAGATCGTCAAGACTGACATTCTGTTGGTAATAATCGTTAGCCTGTTCTTGCAAGGCTCTTTGGTAAATCTTAGCCGTTGCTTTTTCAGTCCGAGCTTTAACGAGGTCTTCGTCAAGGTCTAGCTCGATCAAGTCGACCAGAGCGTCTGGGTCACGAGCGAACACTCCTGAGCCACTAGCTCGGTCCATTGATTTTTTACCACCTTGAGACCCCTTCGAATGATGGTGACAGTAGATTACAGCACACCCTAGCTCAGTAGCTACCTTATCGAACTGATTGGTAAAATGTGCCATTTGATCCGCTGAATTCTCGTCACCAGTCAGGACCTTATAGATAGGGTCGATAATAACCGCTTGGTAATTCTTTTTCAGCGACCGCCTAATGAGTTTCGGGGCCAGCTTATCCATTGGCACCGTCTTTCCACGGAGATTCCAGATATCGATATTGCCAACGCTTGCTGGAGGTAAATTCATAGCATCGTAGACGTCTTTAAAGCGGTGAAGGGCTGACGGCCTATCCAGCTCTAAGTTGACGTAGAGGACTTTCCCTTGTTCGCACTGCCAACCAAGCCACTTGTGCCCCTCTGCGATAGCGATTGATAACTCGATGAGAGCAAACGACTTACCAGCTTTTGACGGCCCTGCAATTAGCATCTTATGACCTTGACGCAACACACCGTGGATAAGTTCTGGGGCTAAATCTGGAAGGTGGTCCCACTCGTCTGCTAGTGTTTCAGGATCAGGAAGGTCATCGTTTAAATCTTCCACCCATTGATACCATTCTTCGTAGTTGGCTTTCCCCAGATTTGTATCAATCAAGAATTGCTTGTGGCCATTTCGGATAACTCCAGGCATGCGAGAGAGTCGACTTGGATTACGGTTTTGGGTGTCAATATCAAGCCCGTTTTTCTTACAAATCTGATAAATGTAATCGACACGTTTCCGATATTCTTGGTAGTCTCTAGCATCCACTCGTACTACTGCGTGTAGTGACTTGTGTCCAGAGTGTACCAGTGTCGCAATAGGAAGCTCTAACTCTTTAAATAGAGCGTATTGTTTCCCAAGCTCCATGCTGTCTGATTCTACTAAAGCGTATCTGAAATCAGTGACATTATCGTTCTTGACGCCCTTTCCGTCCAACGGGTTGAAACGAATCCAGGCACCAGCTTCTTCCTTATAATCTCCGAAAACCGCACCAATATCATCGCCATTACTCTGAAGTTCTTTAATAAGCTCTCCGGCAGTCCTGTCGTAATTGCCTTGAGTTGGCTTATAGATTGGCCCATTCTCTGTTTCAATCGGATAAGTAGATGTGACATAACCAACAAGGTCGGTCATTTCAAACAGCGTTTCGATGTATTTGACAAGATCTTGGACTGGATGCCAATTGATTGGTTCTCGTATTTCCTTTGATTCGACCCAGTTCTTATCTACAATTTGATAATCACGGTCGATTGTAGAATCCCAGTCGAGCTCATAGCTTTTACCCGACTTGTTCATTGGTTCCCAGCCGTTATCTTTGGCCATTTGTGTGATAGTTGCACCAGTAACAGCACCCCCTCCGTCGTATTGGAAGGTATCCCATTTACTGAAACACTCACCTTTTTTATAGCGACTATCAGATTGAGACCAAGTATCCCAATCCATTGCCGTGTAACCCTCTTGTTTTAGGGCCATTCCTACGTTTACCCACTCTTGATAAGACAATGTAGAAGGGTCAATATAATCTAAGAGTGGGATTAAATCAAAAGTACCTTCTGACATTTAATCTCCTTTATTCTGGTTGGTATGTAGCTGGAATGATTCCTTTTGGCATTCTCCAGCCGCTCGCAGCGATTCGGTTAATCAAATTGCTGGCATCTTCAAATTTCCACATTCCGACATTGCGGAAGCCACGACCTTCGAGTAATCGTATTTGTTTAGGTGTGGTCAACCCACTGTCTTTGCGTTTGTTTAATCGATCTAGTAGTTTACCAGCTTTACCAGCGTTGCCGATTTCTTCTGTATAAATACCGAACTTCTCAAGCGCTTTAAGCTGTTTTTCTGAAGGAGGAGCCATCTCCCAACCGAACGATGGGACGTAGTCCGCTAAATCTTCGGCTTGGATTGACATTTCGAACTGTAATGGATCTACAAGTTTGCGTTTTTTCTTTCGCTGTTCTGCGAGTTGCTTAGCGAGAGCTTCTTCTCTCTCGGCGACAACATCTTTTCCAGCTTGTTCTTCGGCTTCCAACAGACTGAATTCAACTTCGGTATCTTCAGCCATGTTTTCGGTCATCTTTTTGGCAACTTCTGGACTACTAGCGATTAAGTGCGCTGGTCTACAAAGTTCGTGACGTTCAGTGTGCCATAAGAAATCGAGTAGTAATAGATTCTCCTTCCCTGGAGCGAGACGTGTTCCACGACCCACCATTTGACTATACAGAGCACGGACTTTTGTCGGCCTTAACACAACCACGCAGTCAACTGTTGGACAATCCCAACCCTCAGTCAATAGCATCGAGTTGCACAAAACGTTATATTTATCCTTGTCGAAATCTTCTAGGATTTCAGCGCGATCCTTGGATTCTCCGTTCACCTCAGCAGCTCGAAATCCCTTCTCGTTTAGGATATCTCGGAATTTCTGCGATGTTTTAACTAGTGGCAAGAAGACAACTGTTTTCCTGTCTTTGCACTGCTTAACCATTTCGTCTGCAATTTGTTCGAGATAAGGGTCTAGGGCTGTTCCGATTTCACTGGCTTTGAAATCACCACCTTGTTGACTGACTGTTGACAAGTCAAGTTCAAGAGGGATTGTAATAGCTGTGATTTTCGATAGATACCCTGATTTAATAGCGTCAACCAATGGATACTCATAAGCTAAACTATCGAAATAACTTCCTAAATTTCGCATATCACCACGGTCTGGCGTGGCTGTGACACCTAAGACGTTAGCTTCTCCAAAATGTTCTAATACACGCTGATAGCCGTCTGATATAGCGTGGTGAGCTTCATCGATAACAATAGTATCGAAGTGATCAGGTGGGAACTGGCTGAGTCGTTTCTCACGCTGCATAGTCTGTACTGAGCCGACGACAACACGAAACCATGAGCCGATTGAAGTATTTTCAGCTTTTTCTAGCGCCGTCCCTAGTCCTGTAGCTGTCATTAATTTATCACTGGCTTGTTCCAAAAGTTCTGAACGATGAGCGAGAACAAGGACTCGTTCTCCCATCTTGACACGATCTTCTATAATTTTTGAAAAGACGATGGTCTTACCACAGCCAGTGGGTAGGACAAGTAGCGTGCGCTTCCTGCCCTCCTTCCACTCTTGCTGTACTTTAGCCCTTGCCTCTTCTTGGTAAGGTCTAAGCTGCATTAGAATCCTCCGAATCCACCACCGTTAGGTGCTTGTTGAGGTTGTTGAGGTTGTCGATACCTTTGATTTTGCTGAGGGGCCGCTTGGTAGTTAGGGCTTTGTTGTTGTGGTGCTTGTTGTCCACCACCTTGAGAAACATTGGCGTTCAATACTTTTGTCCAATCAACACTGTCAGCGTAGATCATTTGTTTAACGTCGTTATACACAGTATCTTTGTACGTGCGGTTTCCGACACGGCACACCCCTGTTGAACCTACAACGGTATTCCAATTCATTTGAAGTGGTTCTCCGTGTTTCTTTTGTCCAATAGCGCCGAAGAACGCTGAGAGCATCCCTTCAGTAGATGAGTGCAAGAATAGATTGTGTGTTATCGTTGCAATCCCTTCTTCAGTCTCAACTTGGATTGTGATGATCGCTTTGTTACATGCTGGAAGTTTCCCAGGATTTTGTGGGTTGGGAGTGTGACGTCCACGTTCGAAGTTTGTTACAGTGAAGACATAATCACCAGGAGTTAGTGTGATAAATTCCTTAGCATCTTCTTGAATAGTGTCGTCCCAGCCAAATTCACGTTGAAAATTGTTGTTATAAGTCATGTATAAAAATCCTTTTCTATTAAGCCAAAATAGTGATATTATCTTGATCTTTGAGCCCTGTTTTGAGGTAGTCAGCAATATTTTTGATTGCTTCAAGTACCCATTTGCCACCGTCTGCTTCAAAAAGAGCAAGTTCAGCTTCTTTGTTGATGCGGAGCACAAATTGACTAGATGGCTGTGCGACTTCTGTAAATGTACGATATGGACGTAATGTCACTGGGTTTGGTGCGGTTGCTTTTGCAAGACTAGCTACCCCTGATTTCACAGTAGTGGTCTGGTTGATACCGTTATCCACGATGTCAGCGCCGTTTTCGACTTTTAAAGCACTTGCGAATTCAAGTACAACTTGACGATCATCCTCGTCATTAAAGGCAGACTGCAGCATAATATTGAACTGCTCTTGGCTATTCCACTGGTTCAATCGAATATCTGGGGTGTATGCTACTACGGAGACGAGTTGAGGACGTCTGCCGTATTCCCAATCAACCTGATCATAAACTGCGACATTTTTAGGGGACTCTACCACGATGATTTTTTTAGATGCACTAATAGCGTCATTACCTGATTTGAGGTAATCGATAAGACTATCGAGGGTGCATAATTGAAGCATTGGTGCGACTTTTCGAGGGTTTACCTCTTGAAGGTTGAATTGATTTGCATTGTAGTAGTGCTTGTCGCCAACTTGAATGGTTTTGCCACCACGTTCAGCGAGTTCTACACTGTATTCGAGAGCTTCTTTGATGTTTTCTGCCATGCTTAATTACCTGCTTTCTTTTGTTTGTTAAAGTCAATAACATCGTTGTTGATACCTTTGTCGATGTCTTCAATTGGCTCACCAATATCTGTGCGAAGAGTCGCTTGGTCGTCAAAATATGTCTGACCAGGCATGTTGCTCTTAAGTTCGTTTGCATAGACTTGACTACCTTCTTGCCCAATGAGGACTGTGGTGGCAACTGCTTTTTGAGGTGCCAGAGTAGACTTGACTTCCATGGCAGTAGCGACTGTTTGACGTGTATCATCCGACTTCATCGTCAAAGTGATGACAAGCTTACGAGCTGTCTTAGCCTCGGTATTGGGGTCTAAGATGTTAGCAATAACTTTTTCAAGTTCTTTGTCAACTTTTTCTTGTAGACCACCGTCGCCAATTTGCGATAGGTCTAATTTGATAGTTTTATCTGTCATGAGTTCCTCCTAAAATTCTGATCCACGGATTTCTTTTACCATTTCAAAGACACGGTCCCAAGTAGCTACTAGAGCCCCGTCGATGAATGATTTGTCGTACATTGATATAGGTGTTTCAATAGGATAGTAACCTTTAGAAGCTACAGCCTGTTGAAGTTCTTGTTCCGTGACCTGATTAGCAATCATTAGGTCACGAAGAGCTGGCTCGATGAATGGAGCGGGCTCTTGATAAGCTCCACGCTCCACTGGTGCAGGGTTGACCGGCTCTTGTGGTTCTGGAGTTTGTGTTTGAGTTTGAATAGGTGTTTCTTCCACTGGCGCTGAAGTTGGTTCCTTAGGTGTCGGCGGTGGAGTCTGTACCTCTGCTGGTTGCTGTGCAGCTTGAACATTATTGAAGATATGAGCAATTCCAGCGTAGTCTAGTTGCAGTTTATTGGGTAGATTGTGACGATTCTTGGCATCCCACGCTGGGTGATGTTGTGTATACATGACACGTTGTCCACCTTGCGCTTTCGACTTCTTGGATTTTTCATCAGTCATTACGATTGTTTCGTAGTTACAGAATAGAACCATGTCAGCCCATTCTTTAACCAACGGAGCTGTCTGCGAGCTTGTTTTCTTCCCAAGCTTGAGCTCGTAACGGTCATAACTTCCCATTTCGTCCGGTTGGGTAAATGTCTTGATTTGAGCGTGTGCAGTCAGTACGACATTGATACCAAAATCAATCAATTCGCTTAGACTGTTTAGGAAACGACCGATTTCTTCACGGACGTAGGTATACCCATTGCCCCATCCAAAATCTTCGATTCCCTTTTTGCCGTGCTGAGCACACACAGATTCAACTGCTAACGACTCGGCCCAATCGATTGTATCGATTACCAAAGTCTTGCACGAGTCGGGATTTGCTTTGATGAAAGCAATCTCGTTCATCAACATGGTCCAGCTTGATGGCTTATCCAATCTTGCTACATCCATATTGTCTGTAGAGCCCTCTGTGTCGATAAACACAGGGTCTGGAAACTGAGCTGCAAAACTTGACTTTCCGATGCCTTCAGGGCCGTAGATAACAACCTTTTGAGCTCTGGCTTTAATACCTCTTGTGATTTGCATTAAAATCCTCCTTGCCACGATGGCGTTTGTGGTGTTCCGGTTCCAACTTCTGTTGTTGGCTGATGCGTCTTGTTGTCGAGACTGTAGCCGTCTTCGATGATAATTGAGCATTCATCACCAGTCGACACTCTCGTTGCAATGGCTTGTAGACCTTCATCTTCAAGCCATTTTCCAAATTGATCCAGTGTGATTTGGTCCATTTGTTCGAGTTTGTCGATTAAAACGAAGCCACAATCCGGTTTTAGTTTTCGGACGATTGCGGTCGCTACCATGAGTTGTTGAGAACCTGACATGTTATCCCACTCTTGACCGAGATAGAGAAGTTTTCCATCGTTGACAGATAGTCCTTCGAGCGGTAGGTCAGCATTAGTTAACAGGTCACGCTTGTCTTTTCGGACAGCTTCGATTTCGCTAGATAATCTGTTGTATTCTTCGCGTTGAACTCTAGCTTCTTCTTCGGCTTTTTCTTTATCAAAATTAGCTCGAACCTTGAGGTTGATTTGCTCGATATTAGCGATATTGCTTTCGATTTCTTCTGTAGATTCATCAATAAGGTCAATCGTTAAGTTGGTAGCGATTTGAAGGTCGTTTTCAAGAGTTTCCAATTCTGCTCGAGCCGCCTTCAATTGTTCTGACAAGCGGTTGACTTCAGCAAGCTTGCCTTCATAGGCAATCTTAATTTGCTGAGCGTTTTGACGTTTGCGAGCATTCTCTCCGTTTTTACCTAACACCTCTTGCTGTTCTGCAATCAGGTCTGCAATGGAAACTAACTCTTTTGGTGCGTCTGGATAATAGGTCTGTTCTTTTGCGAACTTCTCCTTCTGGTCTGCAATCACACCGATAGCGTGACGCTTGTCATATAACTGCTTCTCTTTGATTTCTAACTCGGCTAATTGCGGACCAACTCCGATGATTTGCAAAAGAATGTCAGCTTTCTCTTTAGCTGTGCTATCCATAAATTTCGGGAGGTTGATAGCCAATTCCTCAACAAAACTATCAAGAAGTTGTTGACCACCTTTATTCCCATTAGGATCAATTACTTTCAGAGAGCTGTTTTTTCCTTTTCTCTCAACAATCAATCCATTTGACATGGTAATTTTAAGAGAAGGAGGAACGACAGAACCTTCACGAGCTGCCTTGCTAGGTTTAAATCGATTTCCACCAAGTGCCCAAGCGATGGAATCTAGAACGCTTGTTTTGCCTTGATTGTTATTTCCACCGATTACTGTGAGACCAGTAGGTGATGGCTCAACCTTGACTGCTTTGATTCGTTTGACGTTTTCAATTTCCAATTTATTTATTGCTATACTCATTCACTTAACCCTCGTCTTCGTTGTACTTCTTGAAACTCAATGTCAAACCTGCGATACCAGCTGCAATTACTACAAGCCCAAGAGTTGACACGATTCCTTCTTTTTCGCCAGTATTGGGAAGCGTAGCGCTGTAAGTAGGTGTATTTACAGCCTCTTTTGGCTCGGAATCGTTTTTATAGACGACCTCGGTAATTTCTACCTCTTTAGTTTTCGGAGCGTCTACGGGCTTGTTAGACACCTTTTTAGGCTCTACTGGTTTTTCTGGTGTTGGTTTAGTTGTTTCCACTGGAATTTCAAGTTCTGGCAAGTCCAAGATAGGAGCGTCATTAGGAATTACCCCACCTTCAAATGGTGGGAGTTCACGGACTTCTGGAATTCCTGGGATGCCGCCCTCAAATTCCGGAACGTCAACCTTTGGAGCTTCACGAGGAATTTCAAACGTTGGCTCTGGCTTGTTCTCGCCAGAAGCGTCACCACGTCCGCCAACTAGTTGGACTTTGGAACTTGAATTACTTGTGCTGCTATCAGCAGTCAGAGTCGCCTTGTTCGTTGGGTTTGTGCTATTTTTAACCGCTGTTTTCAATCGAGTTTGGTAACCAATGTACATGATGCGGTTAAACTCTTTGAATTTTGCGTCAAAACCGTCAGCTCGTACGTTCCAAGACTCCAAGTAGTCTTTAGCAGAGTGGTCGATAACAGTCCAATTGAGTGGATCTTCTACGAAATAGATATTTTGTGAACCGTCAACAAATTGTTGATTGTTGGACCAAGTATCAGATAGCACTGCATTGTTAAGTACCTTGCGTGCTGTGTTAAGTCGCAAAGTCCAGTTAATAATCTGTGGATCATTCTTGTCTTGCCAACCCCACTTTGAAAGCAATTCGTCTGTTGGAATTGGGTTTCCGTCAGCAATTTCAAAGGTCTTAACTGTTCCGTTGAAGTTAACGGTAACAGGTTTACCCGGTTCGACAATATCCAACCACTTAGCGTCAAATTTCAAGCTCATTTTCTTGTTCAATGGGTTGTTTTGGAAGTAATTATTAAAAGTGGTTGTGATTTTGCGAGCTTGTGCGTCAGCGTTAGCCTTACCAACGATGTTCTCGTTGTTGTAAACATCAAAGTCGAATGATGTTTGAAGACCGATTTCTTTAGGCAGTTCTGTTACTACCTTGTCGCCCTCGTTGATAGCCATATCATCGGGGAAGTTGATATCTTTGTATTCAACTTCGAAAGGTGAGTATTTCCCAGTGCCATTTGGGAAAGTAACCTCAACGTTTGGATTTTCAACTGTGATCGTAGTGTCTTGTTTAGTAACCGTTGTAGGCGCTGCTGGAGTATCTGCCACTGGAGTAGTTTCGACTGGTGCTGGTGCTTCTGCAATCGGTTGAGATTCCACTGGTGCCGGTGGAGTAAATACTGGTGTTTCAGCTACTGGTGCCACTGTTTCGCTAGGTGTCACCGTAATATTCCCAGCATTATCGGCAGTGTAGACATTAGACGCCGCTGGTTGTGTATCTGCTACTGGTTGAGCAGTTGCGTCCGCTGATACTGTGCCAGCACCGATAAGCAATGCTGTAGCTAGTGCTAGTGTGCCGCACAAGCCATAAGCCTTGCTATTAGTGAAAGATGGTTTTGCAATTGTTTGTGAAATCATGGTATAATCTCCTTGATAATTAATTTTGTCTTGCATGGGCCCTAACCCATGCTTTTTTAGTGCTTCAATCCGCACCCATAGCCCCACCGCTTTGTAAATATGTTTTTT